TGAAAGTAAATTTTATCACGAAATCAAAAAGAATATTAATCAAATTAGTTGGATTAGACTTGAAAATTCTGTCCTTATTGGGACTCCTGATTTATTGGGGTATAATGTTAATTGCTCCTTTTTCACATTAGAATTAAAAGTTGCGAGAGGGAACAAGATAACCTTCTCACCTCATCAAATCGCCTTTCATATTAAACACCCAAAGAACACTTTCATCTGTGTCAAGGCCATCGGTTCGAGATCCCCGAAACTTTTTCAAGGGTCAATGATCCGAGAACTTTCGAAAGTGGGTTTTAAATCAAAGCCATTGGCTCAAGGATACGAGGATATTAAGAAAGTTTTTAATTCTTTATAAAATGTTTGATAACTCATTAGTTATCGGAAACTGATATTGATAGTCGAGAATTATCAATAGTAATAAATCAAGGTTCTTGGTCAATGGATCTTGATCGAGGGATCCTAAACAAAGGCCAAAAACCAAAAATCAAGCAGCACCAACCCCCCTTTTTTCTATAAAAAGTTACTTATACTGTGTACATGTGCAAGGATTTAGACTGTTAGGGTTGGTAAAATCGTTTTCATTAGTTATAGTAACCTTGAAAAAATTTTTCAAAAATTTTAATGGTTTGAAAAAAATTTTTCAAAAATTTTATATGGATTTGAATAATATAGACATAAGTAAACTTCCTGCAGATGTTCGTAGAAAATTTAAACAACTGCAAGTGATGCACGCAGAAAAAAAAATACAGAATAAAGCCAAGGATGACTTCTTATCTTTTGTTAAATGTGTGTGGCCAGACTTTATAGAAGGATCACATCATAGACACATTGCTGACAAATTTAATAAATTAGCTACAGGCGAAATAAATCGTTTGATAGTGAACATGCCCCCAAGACATACAAAATCTGAGTTTGCATCTTACTTGTTACCTGCATGGATGGTGGGCCGTGAGCCAAAATTAAAGATCATTCAAGCAACGCACACGGGAGAACTTGCAATTAGATTTGGTCGTAAAGCAAAAAATTTAATTGACAGTGAAGACTATGCCAAAGTATTTAAAACAACTTTACAAGAAGATAGCAAAGCCGCTGGTAGGTGGGAAACAGCACAAGGCGGAGAATACTTTGCCGCTGGAGTGGGCGGTGCCATCACTGGTCGGGGTGCTGATCTTCTAATTATAGATGACCCACATTCAGAGCAAGATGCAATGTCCAAGACTGCATTAGAGTCAGCCTATGAATGGTATACTTCAGGTCCGAGACAAAGGATGCAGCCAGGTGGTAAAATAGTTTTAGTAATGACTAGGTGGAGCACAAAAGATTTAACAGGAATGTTAATTAAAAATCAGTCGGAGGCTAAAGCTGATCAGTGGGACGTGGTCGAGTTTCCAGCAATCATGGATCATGGACCAGTGTGGCCAGAGTATTGGAAACAAGATGAACTTGAGAAAGTGAAAGCAACACTACCTGTATCCAAATGGAACGCACAGTGGATGCAAAACCCAACGGCAGAAGAAGGTGCAATATTAAAACGTGAGTGGTGGAGAACATATACTGGAGATAGTATCCCACAGTTACAACACGTCATACAATCTTATGATACTGCTTTTCTTAAAAAAGAAACTGCAGATTATTCAGCTATCACCACTTGGGGTATTTGGTATCCTAGTGAGGATGAAGGGGCTAATCTTATTCTTCTTGATGCTATCAAAGGCAGATACGAGTTCCCTGAGCTTAGAAGATTAGCCCTTGAACAATATGAGTATTGGAAACCTGAAACAGTTATTGTTGAGGCAAAGGCTAGTGGTTTGCCCTTAACCTATGAACTTAGAAAGATGGATATACCGGTTGTGAACTTCACACCCTCTAAAGGAAATGA